GGTGCGAAGATCCTTGCACGCAGTCAATTTTGGATCCCTTGAATGTAGCCGACGAGATTCGGTTAGCGTCGGATGACGCGAAATTACAGCCTCAAGCAGGTCAATTCTGCTATGAGGCACAAGGTCAGGAGGACCAGAAAGAGAAGATTACAGAATTCTTCGAATCCGACCCCAGCTATACATGTGTTGTGGAGAGTGAAATCAATGATGAAACACGAATGAGTACCACTCAGAGTATCGAATCCCTAGAAGATTTCTTTGCTCGACCAGTTAAAATTGCTGCAAGCACTTGGTCTGTTGGGGGAGGATTGGATGTCCCAGGCATACGAGTGTGGTCAAATTGGATGAGGAACAAGCGTGTTGCGAATCGCTTATCTAATTTCAAAAATTTTCGTGGTAAGCTTCATATAAAGTTCATACTTAATGGTAATTCTTTCTATTGGGGCCGCGCATTTGCCTCTTACACACCTTGGACACAGAACCCATTCGTGAGTCAAGCAAACTCATGGCTGGATTATCCAGGCGCTACCCAAAGACCACACATTTGGATTGACGCCTCAACATCACAAGCTGGTGAGATGGTACTTCCCTTCTTTTATCCTGATGATCATTTTGATCTTATATCGGGAGATCCTGATTTATTAGGTAATATTTGGTTGTATAGTCCAGTAGGTTTGCAACATGCTCAGTCTAACACGCAATCATTGACTCTTACGTTATATGCGTGGGTGACAGACATTTCATTAACTACTCCGACTCAATCAAATATAGGAGGTTTATTGCCACAATCTGGTGACGAATATGGTTCAGGACCTGTGTCGCGACCTGCAAATATTGTAGCTGCAGTGGCAGGAAAGATGTCAAAAGCTCCGGTCATAGGCCCCTATGCTATGGCAACCAAAATGGCTGCCAGTGCTATGGGAAATGTAGCTCAAATGTTTGGATATTCTAGACCTCGCATTATTGAGGGGACTAGGAATCGGCGAATTTGGCAAACTGGAGATTTAGCTTCTACCGATCAAGAAGACACAGCTGCTACCCTTGCATTTACAAGCAAACAGGAGGTAACATTAGATCCTCGTACGGTGGGTTTAGGCTCACAAGATGAGCTTGATTTTGACTATCTCATGAAGAAGCCCACTTTGTTTGCGAATTTCACTTGGGGTTTTAGCTCAGCGATTAATCAAGCGTTGTTTTCTGTAAGAGTAAATCCAATGGTGTATAGGCGAGATAATTACGCTGGTTCAACTTCGGGTTATGCTTTAACAACAACTGCTTTGTGTGCTTTACCATTTAGATATTGGCGTGGTTCTATGACTTACCGATTTTCCGTGGTAGCCTCTGGTTATCATAAGGGTAGATTACTTTTTGTCTGGGAACCTACCACACCAAACACAACCCCTCTAACAACCCCACCAGAGAGCAATGTAACATACTCTAAAGTAGTTGATATAGCTAAGGAGAGAGACTTTTCAATTACTGTTGGTTGGGGTTCGAATCGCACCGCTCTCAATATACCCAATCCTTTGGCAACTAATGAACTGGGTATGCACGTTAATGGTGCTCCAATCTCTGCAGTAACTGACGTTGATAATGGAGTTTTAACATGTTATGTGTTGAATACATTAGTCAGTTCAGGTGATAATACAAGCCCCATTACCATAATGGTACACACTTCGTCAGATGATATGGAAGTCTGGGGGCCTGATCAAGATCATTTGAAGGGCCTAACGATGCAGCCTCAAGGAGCGCCACCACCACCAGCCGGCCTTAAACCTCAGTCAGGAACTATGGGTGATATGCAAGAAGGTGTTCAGAATGCAGCTGAGGAAACAAGTGACTTAGGAACTATAGGAGCTCAGTATACGCCTACGACAGTAAAAGTTTTCACGTCAGGTGAATCTATACGATCGTGGCGATCCATGCTCAAGAGATATGTTCTGAGGCGATCAATTTTGATCAACAAAGCCATTCCTAATAATTTCTTTGCATCCCTCTACTTCTCTGGAAATGCATATGCCTACATGCCAGATGTGCCCTATCCTGGTGTCGAAGGTGGTATTTTCAAAGGTCCTTTCACACCGTATGCTCTGATTTACAATTGTTTTGCTGGATGGCGTGGATCATATAGGTTTAAGTTATTACCAATCACAGTAGGAAATGGTCAACAATGGGCGTCCACATCCTTAAAAGTATCCCGAGGTAATGATAATATTCTATCCGATATCATATTGCAACCGTATGGTCGAGATCCTGGTGGCGTAGCTGCTTTCGATTTTGATCATGATTACAGTTGGAATGGGAGCCAAGTTTCGAATCCAGTGCAAGGAAATGTGTGTGATTTTGAATTACCCTGGTATGCATTGCAGAGATTTGCACCGACGGTGGCAACTGCTCTATCGAGGGAAATGGGATACGAAGCCATAGCCGTAGTGGATAACCCCAACGCGACCGGTGAAAGAGATTTATTTGCGATTGTGAATGAATATGGGGCAATCGGAGAGGATTATAATCTGTTCTTCTTCACAGGAGTACCACCTTTATGGTACAAAACTTAAAAGATGTTGTAGCGCT